ATTGTGATCATAACTGCCATTGCAGTAACGGAGGCTCATGTTGCGGCGGACAATGCGAGTGCAAGGATTGTAATTGCAGTAATGGTAATTTAAAAAAAGGTATTAAAATTTTGTCGGATCTTGATAAGAAAGAATATGAGAAGACTGTGGATTTTGATCCTGACTTTAGTCTTACTGAGCATTAGTATGGCTGGTGGATTAGGAGATTTAATAAAACAGGTTGTTGCTGCTTTTTCTGGTAGTGGTTCTGGAGGTGGTTCAAGCAATTCTAAGCAACAAGTCATTGATTATTTAACAGATAAAGGTTATAGCAATGAAGCTGTTGCAGCAATAACAGCTAACATTGAAGTAGAAACTATTGGTTCTTTTGATCATACTCAAAAAGAAATTGATTATTACGATAAAAATAACAGCCCAGTTTATAAAGAGGATTCTGGTTATGGTTTGTTTCAATTTGATGGCAGTGTGAAAAAACGTTACAATGATTATTTAAATGAGTTTAATAAAGAAGATTCTACAGAATCTCAGATAGATTTTATGGATTCATATACCAAAGGTGACATTAAATATTGGAATGAAGAAGATGAAAAAATGGTTCCTTCTTTAGGTTATGGAAATGTAAATAAATTAAAAGACATATTTGCAAATGAAAAAGATCCAAGTAAGATAGCTGAAAGTTTTAATTCTATTTTTGAAAAAGGTGAGTTAGAAACTGAGTATGGCAATAGAAAAGATATTGCTATAAATATCTACAAAGATTTATAATGGAAAAGGAGTTAAATTAAATGGGCGGATTACCAGTAGAAATGATTACAATGCTTGGCTCATCCTTGTTGGGTGGGTTCATGTCCCTATGGGGGCAAAGCATCAAGGCTAAACAGGCCGAACAAAAGATGTTGCTTGCACGCGGCAAGTTTCAAATGGCGGAGATTGACAAGGCAAGACGTTATGAGAATAAAGGTTTTCAATGGACTAGAAGAATCATTGCATTAACAGCCGTGTTCTTTATTATTGCATGGCCTAAGTTGGTTCCTGTATTTTTTGACACTAGTGTATGGCTGACATGGACAGAATTTACAAGAGGCTTTTTCTTTCTTATAGAGAAGAAAGAAATTGTTATGGATAAAGAGTTCTTTGGTGTAGTAATAACACCACTTGATACTCATTTAATGTCCGCTATAATCGGACTTTACTTTGGAGGTAGTCTTGTTAAAAAATAAAATTCTTAAATGGATACAGGCGAAGGACTCAATGCAAATACTGGTTAAAGAATATTTACCGATAACAATGAGCATAGTGATGCTTGGAGTTGTCATATGGCTGTTAAATTAATAGGGAAATGATTAAGATATGGTTCTTGCTGGTGTTGCTAAGCGTACAGGACGGCGACCCCCTCATTTACAAGGGGATAATGGGATACGACAGCGAGGAAGTGTGCTTGGAGAACGGAGCAATGGCTGAGAAGTTTATGATGGAAGTTGAAATGCGCAAAGGAATAGGTGACGAAAGAACTATTTGGACAAAAAGTTTCTGCATCCCCTTTGACATTTTCGACCAGAAGAAAAAAACTAAGGAGTTTGAGAGTTGAAATGCCTGATGAAGCAATTTGTTTGGGGAAGGAATAAATGAGAAACTTTATTTTAAATTTTCTTGAAGTTTATGGAAGTAAAATAAGCCAATGGGCGTGGCACAAGCGTTGGAATAAAAGGAATAGAAAATGAACGAACTTAAGATATCCTTCGCTGTCGTAGCGTTCGTATTAATTCAAGGCATTGGTCTTATTTGGTACGTAAGTAAGCTCGATTCGCGTGTTGATCAAATGTACAAAAGCTTCGAGGAAGAAAATAAAAAAGAAGTAATTGAGAATCAAGTCAAAATGAAAATTGATTTGGAAAATCTTATTGCTGATGTTAAACAATTAAACAAGGACATGAAGCGTATAAATCAAAAAGATAAAGAGATCGTAAAGCAAAACCGTTCGATTGAGAAGCAGCATAAAGATCTGTTTAAATTTTTAGAAAATCAACAAAATAATATGATGCAACAGAACGAAACTAAAGGCGGATCATATAGTTACGGAGATTAAACATGACTAACAACAGGATGGATGTAAGTGATAAGACTGCTATTTCTATGCCTATGCGTAATCTTATATCCATACTCGCCGCAGTTGGAATCGGAGTCTACGCCTTTTTTGGGATACAGGAGAGACTCAATAATGTTGAGACCCGAAGCACGCTTATGGAAGCCGATCTCACCGCAAATACAGAATTTAGAATAAAGTGGCCACGCGGAGAATTAGGTGCATTGCCCGCAGATGCTCAGCAGGACCTCCTTATAGAATTTCTTAGTTCTCAATTAGAGTCCATGATGGAAGATATGGAGTCAATGATGAGCAATTCCGTAAATATAAAGAGGGCACAGCATGACATAGAACGTTTGCTTGATGACGTTGAAAAATTAAAGGATAAGTTGAGGGACTCGAATGGAAGTAATTAGCATAATCGTCATGTTCATATTCGGAAACATGAACGATCAGGAGCACAGGCTGACGCAGTATGTTCCAATGGAATCACTGTCCTCATGCATGAAGGAAGCGAGACTGCTTAAGAAAAAGGAAACGGACTATACAAAGAACGCATTTTGTGGCCCTGCGTTGGTGGAATTAAGTAATGACGGGGAAATACTGACATTGCATAATGAACTCCCAGAAGGAGCAAAGATGGTAAAGAAAGAAATAAGCAAAGAAGCATTCAAGAGATGGACGCTAAGCAAGAAGGAAAAATGGAATAACAAATGAAACTAACCCAGAAAAAAATAACTTACCGCAAAAATAAAAATAATCCTGTAGCTAAAATGCTAAAGGACCCAGAGTTCAGACAAAAGAAAGTTGCCAATAAAAGAATCTACAATAGAAAGGTGGATGATGCGGGGCTTCTTAAGATGTTGGGTGCAATTTAATCTTTCTTAGTATACTTTTCCATTATTTCTGGGTAATTTTCAGCGTCAAATTTTGTTCTTATTATGCTATCTTCTAGATTATTACCATAGTTTATAATACTTTCTACGCCTTCATCTAAGTCTTCTTTTTTAACTCCATATTTATTTTTCAAAAGATCTTTTATAAATCTTTTAGCATTTTTTTCAGTTTGTTCATCGCCATATTTTACATCTAGAACGCGAGTAAATATTTCTTCACTTATTTGACTTTGTTTTATTAAGGTATCTGCAATAGGATCATGTTCAAAAGCTTTGTGACGCATCTCATGGAGTAAAGTCCCCAAACCTTGCTCGGTATTCCATTGGTCGTATTGAGCTATGACATCTTTCTTGCCTCTATTTCCTTTTAACATGTCGGGTCTATATTTTATTATATCCAACAACAATCTAGATTGTCCTTGGTCAGTTTCATATTCTTTAAACGGGCGATTAACATTTCCTCTTTCATCTCTTAAAAGTCTTTCCATATCTGAGGCGTATTGACCGTATCCTGTCCACTTGCTTTTATCTTCTTTAAAAGGGCTAGTTATATCTCTTGATAAATCTTTATCCATTAATTGATATACATTATCTACACTGTAACCTTCTTTAGCAAAAGGATCTAGCTCTTTCATTCCAAATAATTTATTAAGAAACTCATAATTTCTTTCATCCGATAATTCATGAATACCACTTGCATCCTTTAACTGAATGGGCTTCGGTGGTTTAGTCTTATCTACTTTATATTTATCTTCCGCCATCTTAATCCAACCCCAAGGCTAGCCGTACTTTTCTTTTCTCGCCAACTAATTTTTTATTTTCCGTTGCTATTCTATAGCCAGGATATACAGCTTTCATGGCTTCATTGCGCAGTGATCTTATGTCAGGTATGAATAATAAATGCGGCAGCTGATTGGCATTATGTTCCATTACATCCGCAAAAATATCAGCTAATTTTTGTTGACCTTCATTAATTAAATCCGCGTCATATTTCATTCCGCCTATTATTATATCACGATAGGCGTTAGATATTTGAGCATTCTTTCTTTGTCTAAATAGATTCATTCCCTTGTCCAATTTTCTTTCCTGAAACAAAGCTTCTCTTTCTTTGGCGATTGCTGTTGGTGTAAATCCAACTGCCTGCCAAAATATATCCCAATTATCTATATCATGTATCAATACTTGGCCATAGCCTGTAGTTGCAAATCCATTTCCGTATGGGGAATATTCTTTGGCTTTTAATATGTTACGTATGAATGTAGGAGACATCTGTTGCAATGCTTTTCCCCACTCATTTTCACGTATGCCTTGTTCCGTTAAACCTCTAATGGCATCTGTGAAGATAGAACCAGGTGCTCCTAAGAACTCTTCAGCCCGTGCCCCTGTTGGTATGCCTGCCATGTTAATTAAAGCGCGTACTTGTTGAGACCAAGGCATGACACCAAATCCCACCCTACGTTGTACATCTATGTTAAACATAGAACTAATTAATCCTTTTTCCATAGATTCAATCATAGTTGGACCCCAACCTGCTTCATACAGCATATTTCTAAATTCACTTCTTATATCTGATTCAAGACCTGTAATCATTTTCTTAGTTAAATCATATAAATCTTCAGCATCTTCTCCGCCAGGTAATCCAAATACTCCGCCCGTCATAAGCATTAATAACATTATTCTAGCGAATGCCCTTCGACCCACCTTGTTTTGTAATCTTGTTTTAGCTGGATTTGCCACACCAATTGTAAATCCACCTCCTGCTTTTCGTTTTAATACTGGAGGATTCAACATGCGGTACATCAAGCCCATCATTTGTGTCATGTAGGTCATGAACAATGCGGCAAGTGATCCTATGTTTCTTCCAAGCCATTGCCTGTTTTCTTTTCCGTATACTCCAAAAGTTTCCTCTGTCATGAAACGGGCAAGAGCTTCAGGAGTTCTGCCATGTGCATCCATTTGATTTTGATAATCTAAATCATCCCCATATAAAAGATCAGCTTGATCTAACACTTTAGGATCATTCGCCGCCAAATTATAGGTTGCAATGAAAGCCGTGATACGGGATGCCGCTTCAAAAGTATTGAAGGTGCCCCCTATGACTATGTTCTCAAACGTTCTAAAAGCTTTATTTCTTGCTCGTTGACTGCCAATCATCGTACCA